GCAGGCAGACAGACAATTATTCACAGGGGATGTCTCTGTGACTCATTTATTCTTGCAAAGTTCCAGGCGGGCGAAGAAATTCTGGATGAAGATATTTCAGGAACCTTTGAGAGCTGGGATATGCCGGAGAAATTCAAAGAGTTAGACGGTTTTAGAACAAATTAATGATGTTCCCTTCCTGCATCAGCGGGAGGGGATTTTAAATAAAAAGGAGAGAAACATATGTCAGAATTCAGCAGATTTATGAAAGCAAACAAAAAGGTAAAAGCAAATCAGAAGTATGCTCCAACAGCGAGTCTTACAGATACAGACGGAAAGCCGCTTCTCTGGGAATTTCGCCAGATCACATCACGCGAGAATGAGGAACTGCGCAATGCATGTACTGTAGAGGTCCCGGTAACTGGAAAACCGAATATGTACCGCCCAAGGCTGAATACAGAAAAATATCTGTCAAAGATGATGGCAGCAGCCACAGTATATCCGGATCTGTATGATGCAGAATTACAGGATTCCTACGGTGTGAAGACACCGGAAGATTTATTGTACGCAATGGTGGATGGAGCCGGTGAATTTCAGATGTTTGAAGTGTGGATGCAGAAGTTCCAGGGATTTACAGACAGTCTCGATGTCAAGGTGGACGAAGCAAAAAACTAATTGAAGGAGGGGATGGTGAAGCAAACTTTGCTTACTATGCCCTTCTAAAATTACATATCCTGCCATCTGTATTTTTAAATATGGATGAACAGGAAAAAGCATTTGTGATCGCCGCAATAAAAATCAAGATTGAGAATGATAAGAAAAAAGAGCGGGAATTAAAGAGAAAGATTCATTAGGAAGGAGGCACGATGTATGGCAGCTATTCAGACAGCGATAGAGCTCAATGATCAGTTTACCAGTGTTTTATATGGCATTATGGATGCGGTCAACCTTGCAACAGCACAGATGTATGATATGCAGCAGGCAATGTCGATGGATATTGATACGAGCAGCTTAGAGGGAGCGCGAGAGGCGATCGATGAAGCAACAGCATCCTTAATTGCGTTGAACGGTGTGGCACAGCAGCCAGCTTCTGCCCCGAATCCGCTTGTAGGAACTTCTGAACCGGCCGAGATTCCAGTGCAGTGGGAAACGAACAATCTGGATGTGTTTACAGGAACCGGAATGGATCGGTTCGAGCAGGAAGTACAGAGTGCCAATAGCATGTTAGAGCAGTTGAGCAGCACGCAGAACGATATTGCAAGACAGGCATACAGTACAACGATCTTTCCGCCGGAGTCATTCCAGGATCTTAATTCCATGGCTGTAAGAATTGATTCGATCCGGGAACAGATACAGCAGATCGAAAGCAATCCGGTCAATATGGGAACAGATACAGCAAACTCCCAGTTGGAACAGTTGAGATCGCAATTAGACCGGGCGATTCAGGAGCAGAATAATCTTAATACCGCCATGCAGAACATGGATGCGTCCGGTGCAAATGCGGCATATCTCCAGTTATCGCAGACAGTGGGTAATACAGAGCGGTATATCCGGGATAATACGGATGAGCAGGGAAGATTTAACCAAGAGATCCAGGAGGGGGTGTCCGGTTCAAACGAACTGGTAAATACGATCAAACGTGCAGTCGGAGCGTATATCAGTATACAGGGCGTCGGGAAAGTTTTAAGCATATCCGATGAATTGACGCAGGCAACCTCAAGACTGGATCTGATGAATAATTCCTTTAATGAGATAAACGGAACTGCAAATGAGACGTCAGAACTTGTCAATATGGTATATGCTGCGGCACAGGATGCGCGTGGATCGCTAGATAGCATGGCATCGGTTGTTGCAAGATTCGGCAATAATGCGAGGGATGCATTTGGCAACTCGGAAGAGGTTGTTGCATTCGCAGATCTGGTTCAAAAACAGATGGCGATCGCCGGTGCATCCACACAGGAAGCCGCAAATGCAGAGTTACAGTTATCACAGGCTCTTGGTTCCGGTGTACTCCGCGGTGATGAATTAAACAGTATTTTTGAACAGGCGCCAAACCTGATCCAGAATATTGCAGATTACATGGATGTTCCGATCGGACAGATCAGGGATATGGCGGCAGACGGTGAAATAACAGCGGATATTGTCAAGGCGGCGATCTTTTCTGCGGCGGATGATATTAATGCCAAGTTTGATGAAATGCCGATGACCTGGGGGCAGGCATGGACAAAAATGCAGAACGCTGCCATGATGGCTTTTCAAACTGTTTTACAGAGAATAAACAGTGCTACTGGCAGTGATGTTTTTGAAACATTTTCCGATAATGCAATAGATGCAATGGCGGTATTGGCGAATATTGTGCTGAATATTTTTGATTTTGCCAGTCAGGTTGGCACCTTCATTTCTGATAACTGGTCAGTTATTAGTCCAATCGTGTATGGGATTGCGGCGGCATTAGCTGTATGGTATGGATGGCAGATATTGTGTGCAACCGCAACAAACATTATGACGACAGCACAGAAAATTCAAAATGCAGTTATGGGGGCAAGTCCTGTGATGAGAATTGTACTTATTGTTATAGCATTAGTTGCAGCATTAATTGCACTGTGTAATTGGATTGCGAAAACAACAGGGATTGCGAATAGTGGCATAGGTGTCATAACAGGAGCACTGTTAACGGCAGCTGCTTTTATAGGAAATCTGTTTATCGGAGTTGCAAATACAATCATCGGAATTGGCGTGACTTTGTGGAATTTTATAGCAAATTTTGTAAATGCGCTTACCACTGTTTTTAATAATCCTGTTGCCACAATCGAAGCTCTAATCTTAAGCCTGTTTAATTTTATAGTGGAAGTGGTTGAATCGGCTGCCAGAATGCTTGATACGGTATTTGGAAGCAATCTCGCAGATGCAGTTGCGGGATTTCAAGGCAAAGTACAGGCAAAGGTGGATGCCGTGATAAGTGAAAATGGTGGATCAGAAATTTTAAAGACGGTAGACATGTCAGATTATCAGTTCAACCGGTTCAATTATGGCGATGCTTTTGATACAGGCGCAGCATGGGGAGATGGAATTGCAGATAAAATCAGCAATTTCAGCCTGTCGGACATCTTTGGCAAAACAGATATCCCGAATCCCGATGATTATATATCTGGTTTCAGTGATGCAATCGCAAATTCCGGTGCAGGTGGCAACCTTGACAGTATTGCAGATGATACCAGTGCAATCAAAGATTCTGTGGATATCACGGACGAGGATCTGAAATATCTTAGAGACATTGCAGAGCAGGAGGCAATCAACCGTTTTACGACTGCGGAGATTAAGCTGGATATGACGAACAATAACAACGTGAGCAGTAATGCAGATCTGGATGGTATCGTGGATGGAATGACAACGAAAGTGTTAGAAGCATTAGAAGCCGTCCGGGAAGGAGTGTAGGAAATGGCATATAAATTATATCTGGATAGGGTGCTGTTTCCGGTTGCTCCATCCAAAGTGACAGTAAAAATCAATAATCAGAACGAAACGGTAACTCTGATTAATGAGGGCGAAGCAAATATTTTGAAAGCCGCAGGGTTGTCAGATGTGGAATTTGATCTTCTGCTTCCAAATACAGAATATCCGTTTGCCCTATATCCGGAGAAATTCCGAAATGCCAAGTTTTATCTGGATAAGCTGGAAGAATTAAAGTTACAGAAGAAAAGTTTTCAGTATATCATGACAAGAGCATTTCCAAACGAAAAGAAGTTATTTCATACCAACATGACAGTTTCACTTGAGGATTATTCCATTGTGGATGATGCCGGAGAGGGATTTGATACGACTGTCAAGATTAAACTGAAACAGTACCGTGAATTTATCACAAAGACCTGTACCGTGGATATATCGCTACCAAAACCACAGGCGGCAATGCAGCAGACCAGAGCAGCAGGCAATGCACCAAGCGGGGGGC